TAAAACCATCTACGCGAGTGGATGCACAGCCCTGACGGAGTTGAAGGCCGATGCGGCTGACTACATCGACGCGAGTGGATGCACAGCCCTGACGGAGTTGAAGGCCGATGCGGCTGACTACATCTACGCGAGTGGATGCACAGCCCTGACGGAGTTGAAGGCCGATGCGGCTAAAACCATCGACGCAAGGGGATGCACAGCCCTGACGGAGTTGAAGGCCGATGCGGCTAAAAACATCTACGCGAGGGGATGCAACCCAAAGCTCATCATCAAAGCCAAAAAAGGCGCAATAATCTACCGCTAAGGAACAACCAATACGTATAGCGTACAAACGCGTCAGCACCTTGGACCAGAACACCGCGCGGAAAGGAGTCACATGGAGACATCTGAAGTAATGACAAACAAGGGGCAGCGGATAGGCTATCGCAGGGTATCGACAGCAGATCAGCATACTGACCGGCAGTTAGAAGGTGTTGCTCTGGATCGTTGCTTCGAGGACCACGCGACCGGAAAAAATACTGATCGTCCTGGGTTGCAGTCCGCAATGGACTGGGCTCGGGCTGGAGATACCTTAGTAGTGTGGAGTATGGACCGCCTTGGACGATCAACCCGAGACATGCTGAGAATTATCGACGACTTGACTGCCAAGGGAGTAAGCATCGAGTTCGTCAAAGAACATCTGACCTTTCGTGGAGATGACTCGCCGATGAATCGGCTGATACTGACTGTGCTCTCTGCGGTGTATGAGTGCGAGTTGGGGCATATCAGGGAGCGGCAGAGGGAGGGCGTGGCGCTGGCGAAGAAGGCCGGGCGTTATCGTGGAAGATTGCCGGCAATCCGCACCGGGAATGGGAAAGCGGCGGAACTGGCCAAACTGATCGAGGAGAAAGTGCCAGTGGCGGAGATCGCGCGACGGCTGAACGTTTCGAGACAGACGGTGTACTCGAATATGGCGGCGGCAAAACAGGCAGTAGGGCAGGCGGTGGCAGCGTGAACGAACAATTGCAACCAACCTACCAGATCCGCCCGAGCCGATACGCCAAGGGAAAGCTGGCCGTACGCTGCATCCCAGACGGGACAGGATGGAAGACCCTGGCAGCTCTGATTATCAGTCAAATGCCAGGAGCCACGTACTCCAACCGGGAGAAGTCGTACCTGTGCTCAACTCGAACGGCGGCCGAGTTCGTCGTGGAAATGACTCGAATCGAGGCACAGCGGTTGGTAGACGAGGCGCACGCAGCGGGGCGGGCGGTAGACCACATCGACGGCGACCTCAGCAACAACGACTTGGCCAACTTGCGTGTGGTTACGTTGATGGGAGATCGTAGATGAGCCACACCATCGATTCGGACGTCCGTGACCGCTGTCACCTGCTTCGCGCGTTGTTCTGGTTCACGCTGGCGGTGGTGCTGGGGATGGTGGCGCTGGTGCTGGGGTAGGACACGGGCTGGCACGGGCCCCGAGTAAAGAACGAGCAGGCATACATCCACAAGGCAGTCAACAAACAGTCAAAGGAGACACGAAATGATCATCACACTACTCGCACTCGTCGGCGCAGCATCACTAATTCTCAGTTTGTTCACCATCGCACTACTGGCGGCCGTCTCGATTCGTGAGGCTCTGCGTGATCGCAAGGCGCGTCGGGATGAGCACGAGCGGCGTTGCCGCGCTTATGACCGCCTTCGTCGCGACATCATGCACGCGGGGCCTCCCGCAGGCACCTGGTTTCCCGAGGCCAAGCATCCGCTCGACAGCGAGAGGTATAACTTGGCAATCGGCGCTCCTGTGTTCGACGAGCCCGAGAAACCGTTCTCGATCAACGACATCCGGAAGATGAACTAACCCACAGCACAACCGGCGACGGAGCGGTCGCAGAGACCGGAAAGAGAGATTTATGAAGAACCCACCGGAAGACGCTGCTGCATTTGCGAAGTGGCTGAACGATCAGGAAGCTTGCAGAGAGGCTTTGAAATGGCAGCGCGGCAGGACACTGCGCGAAACTTGGGACAGTTGCGAACGTGGCGATTGGCTTGAATGGTTGCTCTCCGAATGCAACTATCAATGGGCGGCTCCGGCGTCGGCCGAATACGACCGCGTGACGGCTCCGGCGTCGGCCAAATACCAGCGCGTGACGGCTGCGGCGTGGGCTGAGTACCAGCGCGTGACGGCTCCAGCGTTGGCCGAATACCAGCGCGTGACGGCTCCGGCGTTGGCCGAATACGACCGCGTGACGGCTGCGGCGTTGGCCGAATACCAGCGCGTGAAGGCTCCGGCGTTGGCCGAATACGACCGCGTGACGGCTGCGGCGTCGGCCGAATACGACCGCGTGACGGCTGCGGCGATGGCCGAATACGACCGCGTGACGGCTCCGGCGTGGGCCGAATACGAGCGCGTGACGGCTCCGGCGTTGGCCAAATACCAGCGCGTGACGGCTGCGACTATCCGAAAAATCATCCACTACCCCTTCAAATAACTGGGAGTGCAAGAAGCTCAGAAAGAGGCACAGCATGACGCCCGTGTACGACTGGCTAGAAGATCATCGCGACGGAATCATTCCGTTGTTCGCATTCGTGGTACTACTCGCTGGCGCGTGGGCGCTGACAAACTGAGGGGGAGTGAGATGGCAGACGCAAAGTTGAAGCCGTGCTGGTGCGGTGGCAAGGCCGTTCTCAAACATGAGCAAGTCGCAGAAGACTGCATGATGAGCTGGGTTCAGTGTCGCAAGTGCGGCGCGAGATCGGCTGAGTACAAATCACCGATGGGGTCTGACGATCCGGTTGCATGGTGAAACACACGCCCGCTCGAAGACGAGATGCTCGCGGCGCTGAATAAACTCAGCAACAGCGCGTGCGATGGACGAGATATACCGGAATAGCTTCGGGAACATCTCGTGGATATTCACGCAGCCATCGCGCACGCCGAGGGACGCCAATGAGCGACCTAGTCTTCATCCTCTCGGTACTCGTGATCCTGGTCAGCTCCGCAGGCGCTGGAGGGACGGGAAACTCTGCTTCACATTAAACCACGCAAACTATTGAAAATAAACGCAATCAATCACCATGCGCGGGAGAGGCGAAATCTCATTCCAAGGGCCACTGAGAATTAACTCTTTTACTTAGAACAAATTACATCTTTAGAATCAGCAATTTACTTTAGATTCTCTTTATTCTTAGAGAAGAGATTATATCAAAATATATAGAAGAACTTTACACAATTGTACTTTGTAATACACTGTAATACATTGTATACATTATACAAAAGCTGTGCACCTGTTTTTCCTCCAGCAATTCGAACAAAAACGGGGTTTACTTAGAACTTTTCGCATGTCTTTGATTCTAAAGAACAAACTACCTAGAATCGACCCAGAATCTACCCCGAATGATTCTAGGTCTTACTCCGAATCCGAGTCACCCCAGCCTGCATTTTCTTTTTTATTTGACCTCCTGTTACTGATCATGTACGTTTGTGTATGCCTGTGTATGACACAGAAGAGAGGTGACTTTGGCAGACATTTATGAAATTTGCAAAGGGATACCTGTAGGCCGGACCGCCGGCTTGTGCGCGACCCTTCGCAAGATGGAATGCGGGGACAGCATCGTAATACCGCTCGAACAACACGCGAGCGTTCATACATGTGCGCGGCGCGTCGGCGCCAAGGTGAAGACTCGCAACACCGGCGAGGGCACCGTAATGGTCTGGCGGGTCGACGGTGTTGCACAACCTGCAGTCAAGAGTATTTTTGAATGAGACATTCATTGCGAGGGCAGGAAGCACAGTCCCAGTCTCTGCGTCAACCTCTGCTGTGTCCTCAATATGTGTTGGGCGTCGACCCCGGAATCGGAGGCGCCCTAGCGTTGCTCGACTTTGAGACTAAAGCTGTAAAAGCTGTATTCGATATGCCTGTCACTGACGGCAAGGTTGATCCGGCGAAACTGGCGGGGATCATCGAGATGTGCAAGATCCAAGGATCGATTCGTGCTGCGGTCGAGCTGGTCTCTTCGATGCCGCGGCAGGCTGGTGCATTTAATTTCGGTGTTTCCGCCGGCGTGGTCCATGGAGTCCTTGGCGCCTTGGGCCTGCTTTTTACCTTGGTGCCCCCAAGCGTTTGGAAAAACGCGATGGGCCTGCATAGGATACTAGGAGAGACCCAGGCAGATGTCAAGTCGCGGGCCAGAGAAGTGGCAACCAAGCTATGGCCGGAGCGTGTGGCGGATTTCAAGCGGATCAAAGACGACGGCCGCGCTGAGGCGTGCCTGATTGCTAGGTATTTTGCGAACAAAACGGAGGGAAAGATATGAAATCGGAATTATTTGAAGTTTACTCAGCCTCGATTGATGAAGTTCCGGATTTGGTCACGCGCGACGATCTGCACGAGATACTAATGGGCGACATGGCAGTTAAGAAAGCCAAGCGCCTAAATGAGGCTCTTTCATGACTCTCACCGCCGACTTCCGCCCTGAACTTGCAGCGCCGTTCCTTTTTCAGATTGATGACGCGAAATGGCTGACTTCCAAGACTTCAGCCTTTCTGGCCAATGAGATGAGAGTCGGGAAAACTCCAAGTGTGATTCGAGCAATCGATATGCTTGGCTTGAAGAATTGCCTGATTGTTTGTCCCGCGAGTGTGCGGGCCAACTGGGCCAGGGAGATCCAGAGGTTCTCGCCTTTAGATCGGCCGACACAGGTGGTCTTTCCAGGAATGAGGCCGAACACTTCTAACATAGTTATCGTCAGCTACGATACGCTTGTGACTTACAAAGACCTTCTTAGATCAGTCCGATGGGACTTGGTAGTTGGGGATGAGATCCATCTATGCAAGGAGCGCACGGCAAAGCGCACTCGCGCTTTCTATGGCCATGGAAAGCATTCTCCTGGTATCATCGCGAGCGCCGATCGTTGTTGGCGTCTCAGCGGGTCGCCTTGCCCGAATAATGCGTCCGAACTCTGGACCCACCTCCACTCTGCTGGCCTGGCGCCGGAAAGTTATTGGGACTTTACGTTTCATTTTTGTTCTGGGTTTGACACGAATTGGGGATTCCAAATTTCCGGAAACAAAAACATTGAAGAGTTGAAAGCCCGGCTCTCTGGGTTCATGCGCAGGCGCACTCTTGCGGAAGTTATGCCCGACCTGCCTCCTGTCACTTTCGAGATCGTCACCGTGCCGCGGTCGGACGTCGCTTTGGACCCGTCCTTCATCCCCTTACTGCCGAAGCTCGCTCAAGAGGACAAGGACTTGCAGGCGGCTCTGGCCGCTCTCGCACCAGATAAGCAGGTCAGCATGATCGAGCGTACCGCGAGCAGCTTAACAACTTTAAGGCGCTTCACTCTGATGATGAAGCTGCCGTCAATCGGCGATCAACTTGAAGCTGATCTGGAAAGCGGCGAAATCGACAAGATCGTGATTTTCTGCGTGTTCAAAATAGGTGTCACCTGGATGGCCGAGCGCTTGAAAAAGTTCGGTGTGGTAACCCTCAACGGTGAAACACCCGCGAAGAAGCGCCAGGAAAATATCGACGCCTTCAAGCGCCAAAAAGACACGCGCGTGTTTGTTGGAAATTTGATCGCCGCCGGTGTGGGCATCGATCTTACTCCGTGCACTGAATGCGCTCTCCTTGAATGCTCTTTCGTTCCTGGGGATAACGCTCAGGCGATCAAACGATTGCAGGGAGTCAATCAGAAATCCCTCGTCCGTGTCAGGGTGTTTTCGTTGTTCAAATCCTCGGATGAAAGGGTCTCCGAGGCACTTATGCGCAAGGTCAAGGAGCTTGCAAAAATCTTCTGAAAATTTTCTTCTTGACGCCGCAACATACGTGATCTACAGTGAACTGGAATCTTCACAACGAACAAATTCGAAAGGTAAAAATGAACATCAGTTTCGACACCGACTATATGAATCTGGCGGAAGTTCAGGGAATTGTTGCCCTCTTGTCTTCCTTGTTTCCAAATTCTCAACTGGTCAGCTTCAATCCACAACAAGCCTTACCTTCCACGGGATCTGACATTCCTGTGATGGCAGTCACTTCAGTTGGATCTTCCGTTGTGACAGCTGTCACTGAAGTCTCTCCTAACACCGCTCCTGCCGTTCCCTCTGCCGGACCGGTCCCCGACCCTCCTAAGCGCACTCGGCGTACCAAGGCGGAGATTGCGGCTGACGAAGCGCAAGCGCGAGCCGCGGCTGCTCTTGCCTCCGGATCTCCAGTCGCTCAACCTGCCGTCCAGGCTCAACCTGCCGTCCAGGCTCAACCCGCCGTCCAAACTCAACCTGCCGTCCAGGCTCAACCCGCCGTCCAGGCTCAACCCGCCGTCCAAACTCAACCTGCCGTCCAGGCTCAACCCGCCGTCCAGGCCGTTGCTGACGCTCTTGCCGCCAAGCCGATTTCCGCGGAGGATCTGCGATCCCTGCTCAACGGTTACATCGCCAAGCATTCGATGGAAGAGGCGATCAATCAGCTCAAGACCTTCGGTTGCAATCGTGTCACCGAGGCGCTTGCTTTGGAACCTCTCAAACTGAACGCTCTCGCTGAGGCCCTCCGTGGATAGCGCGGCCGGTCTCGCTCTAGTCCGTCCAAGCGCTCACTCCAAACTCCCTCCTTCCGGGGCGGAGCGTTGGATGACCTGCCCTGGCTCGGTCGTTCTGAGTGCCGGGATGCCGCAGGATGAGTCTGAGTATGCGGCGGAAGGCACCCGTGCGCATGCCTTCGCCGAGCGATGGCTCATTATGCACTTCGCGCAACATGGGGGGAAACCCTCCCCCGCTAATGCCGAAGAACAGGAGATGGAGAAGCACGTCAAGGTTTATATCGACGAATGCCTCGGTCTTGCGATTCGGGATTCCAAAGTCTTCATCGAGAAGAAAGTCGCGGTCAATGAGGATGTTTACGGGACTGCGGATTTTGTTGTTTGGCATCCGGAGACAGCTACGCTTTACATCCGGGATTTCAAATATGGCGCCGGTGTGCCGGTCAATGTGGAGCGGAATGTCCAACTCCATATTTACGCTTTGGCGGCATTGATGACCATGAAGCTGCCGGCGCGAGTGGTCAACATCGGTATCGTCCAACCACGTTATGACCATCCCGATGGCCTGGTGCGTAGCGTTGACTTCGATGCGGCTGAACTCCTGGACTTGCACGCGGATGTCTTGGAAGCCGTCGAGCGCGTCGCCTTGGCGGAGCTGGCTAAAGGGTCGAAAGATTGGGAGGGAAATTTTCTCAAGCCCTCAGAGAAAGGATGTCGCTGGTGCCTAGCCGCTCCCAAGTGTCCCGCGCTTAAAAGCAGGGCGCAGTCTTTGGCCAAACAGGTCTTTGCCCCCGGTCTTCCTTATGATCCCATGTCCTTGGCGAGGACCCTTGACTTCCTTCCGATCTTGGAAGGCTGGATCAAGAATACCCGCGAATTCGCTTACAGCGAGGCTGAGAAGGGAACGGAGATTCCCGACTACAAACTGGTCGAGAAGCAGGCCGTCCGTAAGTGGAAAGAGGGACTTCCGGACATAGGTTACGCTTTGGCGAAGCATCTCGGATGCAAAGAGGAATTGCTCTACAAGCCGAAAGAACTGATCGGCATCACCGATGCTGTGAAACTGGCGCCGGGCAAAAACGCCAAGGAACGGGATGCTATGCTCGAACCGTTTGTCAAAAAAGAGTCGAGCGGTCACACTCTGGTTCACGTGAGCGATAAGCGCGATCCGATTCGGATCGATGCGAAAGCTGCGTTCTCTGGTGCCGAGACTCCGGCAATTGCGGCCGGAGTCGGTATTCTCGATTGACAATCTCGTAAGGCCTGAGCATTTGCGCTCTCTAGCCGATAACCGACACTGACAACTGCCAACAAAAACTCACAAAGGAGAGTAGTTCAAAATGGTCGACAACGTTATCACGCCCGAATTCCGCGCGGCTTTCATCAGCGTCTTCAAGGCAACAAGCATGAAGAACGCGGATGGCACCGTCAACAAAGCGAAGTACTCTATCCGCGCCGCGTTTCCGCCGACGGCCAAGCTGGATGCGCTCAAAAAGCAAGCTAAAACCGCCGCTCAAGAGAAGTGGGGAGACAAGATTCCGAAGACCCTACGTTCCCCCTTCCGCACCAACGATGAACTGGAGAATCCGGTTGTCGGCATTGGAGACGATTGGATTATCATGAGCTTCTCCGCTAACGAAGACCGCCGGCCCGGCATCGTCGATGCTAAGCTGCAGGACATCATCGACGACAGCGATGTGTACTCGGGCGCCTGGTATCGTGCCCAGGTTCGCGCCTTTGCTTACGAGAACGCCGGTAACAAAGGCGTCAGCTTCGGGCTTCAGAATGTGCAGAAACTGCGCGACGACGATCCTCTCGGCAGCGGCCGCATTCCAGCATCGAAGGTCTTCGAACCGGTTGATGTTCCCGCCGAAGCATCAGGTCTGGGAAAGACAGCGACTTCGATCTTCGGCTGAGGAATCGCAGCTATTTAGGGGCCGGTCACACGGCCCTTGATTTTTGAGCGAGAAAGAGGACTAGAGGATGAGCGATGCAAAGCCTCGGTGGTGATTTTGAAACCTATTCCGAAGTAGACCTGAAGAAATCAGGCTTGCATAACTATGCTACCCATCCTTCCACCGGAGCGCATTGTTTCTCGTATGGCCCTGATCCAGAGCACATTAAAACCTGGGTGGAGGGTGAGCCTTTCCCTGAAGATCTAAGGGCTCACATCGCCGCCGGCGGTATCATCACGGCATGGAATGCCGCGTTTGAGTGGTCGATCTGGAATCTCTGTTGTGTTCCCAAATACGGCTGGCCTTCTCTACCGATCACTCAGGTCCGCTGTTCAATGGTCCGGGCCTATGCCATGGCGCTGCCCGGCGCTTTGGAGGACGCCGCGCCAGCGCTTGGTGTGGACCAGCGCAAGGATGCCGTTGGTCACAGGATCATGCTGCAACTGTCGAAGCCGAAAAAAGACGGCTCAATGTGGCGCCGCGAAGATGACTTCGACAAGTTTCTGATTCTCTACGCCTACAACAAGCAAGATGTTCGCACGGAGCTGGGTTGTCTCGATCGGTTGATGGAACTCAGTCCTTCGGAACTTGATCTTTGGGAGTTGGATCACAAGATCAACAACCGCGGCGTCATGTGCGATCTCGCTTCAGTTGACAAAGCGATTGCAATCATCCAATCGGAGCAGAAGCGTTTGAACGCCGAGATGTATCAGGTCACGGGCGGAGTTGTTGGCTCCTGCAACGAAGTCCAAATGCTTGGCAAGTGGATCGCTGCGCAAGGTGTTCAGATGGACGGCCTGGCCAAGGCGGATGTGTTGAATGCGCTGGCTGGGGTTGAAGACGAAGACGGTCTTTCAGACGAAGGCGATATTGCGCCTATCGGCCTTCCTCTAGCGGTCCGTCGCGCTCTCGAACTCCGCCAGGAGGCGGCTAAGTCCTCCACGGCTAAACTGATCGCCATGAGAGAGAAGGCTTCGGCCGACGGCCGTATCCGCAACATGCACCAGTTCCATACCGCATCGACAGGCCGGTGGGCCGGTCGGGGGATACAGCCACACAATCTTTTTAGGACTCGTGCCAGGATCACGCAGGAAGATATAGAGTCCATGTTCTCGATGCTCGGCGACAAAGATATGTTCGATCTGTTCTATGGCCCGAGCATGGCGGCGATCTCTGACTGTATCCGCGGGATGCTGATTGCGGGCGAAGGAAATGAGTTGGTCGCCTGTGACTTCTCTGCCATCGAGGCGCGCGCTGTCGCCTGGTTGGCCGGGCAAGAGTCAGTTCTGGAAGTCTTCAGAACACACGGGAAGATATACGAGCATGATGCCGCGAGTGTCTTCCATGTACCGATGGAAGAGGTTACCAAGGCTCAACGTCAAATAGGCAAGGTTGTGCGGCTCAGTATGGCATATCAAGGAGGCTTAGGCGCTTTTCAGGCGATGGCCCGAACCTATAGCGTTCATGTCCCGGATGAGCAAGCTGACGAGATTAAAAAAGCATGGCGCGCTGCGAATCAAAAGATCGTCGGTTACTGGTACGACCTTGAAGAGGCCGTCCTTGGCGCCATGCGCAACGGAAACGTCACGAGTGCCGGCGCGCGCGGTCGGGAAGTGAAGTTCCGCAAGGCTGGTTCCTTCCTGTGGGCTCTGCTTCCCTCCGGCCGCGTTCTGTGCTATCCCTATCCTGAGTTGAGAATGGTCACAACCCCTTGGGGTGAGGAAAAAGAGCAACTCACCTTCATGACCGTGGTTGACCAGACTCAAAAGAAAAAGGCGAAGATCCTGCCCGATCCGAACTCCAAAGGACGGTGGCAGAGAGTTTCTACATACGGGGGGTCGCTCGCTGAGAACATGACTCAGGCGATCTCGCGGGATCTGCTGGCCGAGGCAATGGTGAGGACTGAAGCTGAGGATCTTTCTGTAATTTTTCACGTTCACGACGAAATTGTGGCCGAGGTACAAAAGTTTCGCGCCCAGTATGTGTTGGAGCGGATGACAGCGATCATGTCGGAAACGCCTGCATGGGCGAAAGGGTTGCCGTTGGCCGCAGAAGGATTCCACGCAAAGAGATATCGCAAGTAGGAGGCTCGAATGTATAAAGCAAATCGCAAGTCAAAGCGAGCTAAAGTGGCTATCCGAAAGAAGGAAGCGGTGGCCATGCACAGATTCATAATGGCAACGAAGGGAAAAAACCGATGAACTGGATGAACGCCAAATTCAAAGGTGAATGCGTAAGTTGCACTCGTGACATTGACCCAGGAGAGCGTATTCTGTTTGACTTCGAGGAGCGCGAAGCATATTGCAGTAAGTGCGGTGAGCGGATCAAACCGGATCCGAAGAGGAAGCAATGGAACGGGTAGTGCATTGTAAAAGGGAAACTTTCGACGTGTACATCGGACGGCCGTCCAAATGGGGTAATCCGTTCGTCATCGGGAAAGACGGCACGCGCGAGGATGTAATCGCCAAGTATGAAACGTGGATCGAAACACAACCGCAGCTTATGAACGCTTTGCCGGAATTGCGGGGAAAAGTTCTCGGCTGCTGGTGCAGCCCAAAGTCTTGCCACGGCGATGTGCTTGTTAGGCTGGCGAATCGGTAAGGAGAATTGATGGACGAAATCAACATCAAATCCACAGGTAGTGGAAAACAATACGAATTTCTCGACAACGATTTTCTCACCCTCATGAACGACATCGGCCGCCTGGGCCACGAGAAGTTCGGCGCCGATGCATTTGAAGCGAACGACGGAATACGAAGGATTCCGCGTCACCAGACAGACTCAAACATCTACCACGCCCGAGGCCATCTGACGAACTACTTGCTTAGGGTTCCACACGACAAGCTAGGGACTTTGCAGGCACATCTGGCTGCAGCGGCTTTCAATTGCATGATGGAATTCTACTTTTCTCGGGGTGAGTAAGTGTCAACTCCTCAATCAGAATTCGCGCTCCGCCTGGCTGCTGGAGGCCTCCATGTTTTTCCGTGCGCTGTAAATTCCAAGCTTCCAGCAATTAAAGACTTTCCCAACCGCGCGACTACAGACCCAGCGCAAGTCGAAGCTTGGTGGAACGGCCAGCCGAAAAATGTTGGCATCTCCACAACTCATTTTGGAGAAAATGAGGCGCTGGTGGTGGTGGATGTCGATGTGAAAGCCAAAAAGAGAGGTGATATCAGCCTCCTTAAATTGGAGATGGATGGCTTCGAGCTGCCGGAGACTTTTGAAATTACCACGCCGTCGAAGGGCCGGCATCTCTACTATCGGGTTCCCAAAGCGTTGAGGCAAGGGACCGACACCTTGGGGAACGGACTAGACATCCGCAGTAGAGGCGGATATGTTTTGGGGCCGGGATCAAACATTGACGGCAAAGAGTACATCATCTCTCACAAAGCCCACATCGCACCAGCTCCTGAGTGGCTTGTTCGACGGCTTGGCGCCGCCCGCAATCACGTTAGCACCGCTTCTAAGCCTCTTACTGGTATCGAGCCCGGCCGGGCCGCGCAGCGCGCCGCCGCGTGGCTTGCATCTTACGCTCCCACGGCAACCGAAGGCCAGGGGGGAGATGCCGAGACATACAAAGTTGCCGCACATTTGAAAGACTTCGGATGCGACGTCGACCAGACTCTTGAGCTGATGACTTCATGGAACGAACGGTGTTCTCCTCCTTGGAGCCAGGAAGAACTCGAAACAAAAGTTCGCAACGCGTTCAAGTATGGAAAAGATCCCGCGGGCATTGCCGCTCCAGAGGCGGTTTTTCCTCCGATTGAAGAAGTCAAATCAATCGAGGACAAACTCCACCCTTTCGATAAACTTAATCAGAGTTTTGCGTTCGTCTTCGCTGGAGGTACCGGAAACATTTTGTGGGAGACCACTGATCGTAAGGGCGACTACGCGTTTCATTTGATGAGCAAGCAGTCGTTTTTAGACCTTCACGCAGCCAACAAGATGCAGGTCGGAGACAAGACCAAGCCTACCGCTCAGATGTGGATGGAGTGGCTCGGGAGACGAAGTTTCGACGGTCTGGTTTTTGAACCGGGTTTGGATGTCGGCGCCCGCTGGTTCAACATGTGGCGCGGTTTTGCCGTCAACCCAGCGGATACCGGGGATCATCCGATGGTTGAGCGATGGAAAGAACACGTCCTTGAGAATGTTTGCGGCCGAGATAAGAAATTGGCCGATTGGTTAACTTGTTGGTTCGCTCATTTAATTCAACGGCCTTTTGAGAAGCCCTTAGTGGCGATCGTCTTCCGCGGCGGGAAAGGTGTGGGTAAAAACGCCTGTGTTGAAAGGATTAGCAAGCTGCTCGGTGGTCACGCCATGACCACGGCGCGGCGCCGATACCTTGTCAGCAACTTTACCGGGCATTTGCAGAAGACATTGCTGTTCATTCTTGACGAAGCGTTCTGGAGCGGAGATAAAGAGGCCGAAGGTGTAGTTAAGGATCTGGTGACAGGTGAAGAGCATTTGATCGAGCCGAAAGGTAAGGAGTCGTATACGGTTCGGAACTTGACCAGAGTGGTTGTGATCGGCAATGAGGAATGGCTTGTGCCGGCGAGCGCTGACGAGCGCCGTTGGGCGGTTTTTGAGGTCGGTGAAGGCAGGAAACAGGACCGGAAGTATTTCGAGGAGATGCGCCTCGGTCTCGACGAACAGGGAGGAGCGGCTTATCTGCTCCGTTATCTGATGGATTACAAAATCACCCAGGATGTGAATCTGGCTCCCAATACGGTTGGCCTCGTATCCCAGAAGATCTCATCTTTAGAACCCGTACCTCAATGGTGGTACGACACCCTAGCAGCAGGCACGATCGCCGGCGGAGACTGGGGAGGAGAGTGGCCGGAGTCAATACCAACCAACAGATTGCGAGACGCGCTTCGCCGTTGGGTTGGCAATCGTAACATCAAAGGCCGGTTGCCTAACGACGTGAACTTCGGAAAGATACTCTGCCAGATGGCTCCGAGTTTCAAGAAGAGAAAGATCAGCGCGCGAATGACGGAAAGCGATACGAGCTACGCGCATTTCAAAGTTCCACTCGACGACCTGCGACGAGAGTTTGATAAGTATATCGGAGGAGGTGTGCCGTGGACCGAATGATTACACCCGAGCAACTCGCCGCTAGATGGCACACCAGCGTCGGTTACCTTGCGAATCTGCGGAACCAAAGGAAAGGCTGCCCTTATATCAAACTCGGGCGGCGAGTGGTGTACTGCGTGTCGGATGTAAAACAGTACGAATTGGATCGGCGAATCGCCGCGGAATTTGTCAGGCCGAGAACAAAGAAATGAAAGTTTGCAAATAAAATCAGTATCGAAGACGTTCTGGGGGTTGACAAGAGAAAGAAATGGGTGTAGGTTGGTGGTATGTCAGAATCACTAGGGATAACAGAGCCGGGTAAACAACCTATCGAGCGGACCGAAGGCAACGGAAAACTTGATGAACGGACTAGTGGTTTTGGCAGACTGTTTACGAACAGGCTTCGCAGCCCCTCCGCGTGCCCACGGGGCGGAACGACGATCTCTCCGAGCGCAGGTCTTGCCCGGACCTCAACTCCCCGCTTGGGAAGGTTGACGGCTGCGACGAGGAGCCGGGCTACGAGTAAGGGTTCTGGCGAACCTTCCGCGCGTGGCCCGGTTCTTGAAGCGGGAGCCGCGGGAATAAATGGAGGAACACTTTATGCTGTCATCAACTGAGTTCACTACGATGTCCACCGGCTCGCGCAAAGAGGTTGTTGACCTCCAAGCAGAACGCGAGGCAGAGATCAAGCGACTGGGAGAATTGATCGCTGTGGCGCAAGGCGATAAAAAGAGTAGCCTTTGCTCCGAGCTTCTAGCCGTCCTCGGATTCATTCACGACACACCTGAGGCACGCGCACGTTGGGAGGGACAGTAATGTTCAAACTTTGTCAGGAACTGGTGTGGTTCGATTCTAATCACCGTCATAACACTTACTGCATGCGCGAGAGAGGGCATGCAGGCAAGCATAACCCGGATGGTAACTTTGAGCCGGGGGAGCCAGGTAAGACGACTGCGCTCATGTCCGCATCCGCGCCGCCCTCGTCGTCTGCACTCACATCCTCACCCGTACAACCCACATCCGAGATATAACCAGCCATGCCTCACGGTTATTCCGTTCGCGAAGCCGTCAACGAAGGTGAAGTGCACACGGCTCTTTGCGCCGCTACCAAGGGGTATGGCGGAGTGGTCAGGTTCGCAAGGCGCGTAGGTTTCACACACGAGTACGTGCAGGGAATGTTGTATGGCGGGCAGCGGATGAGCGCGAAGGTAGCGCGGGCTCTGGGGTATGAGTTGCGCTGGGTCAGGGTCGAGCAGGCGCAGGCAGGTCGAGCAAAGCAACCACTATGCGAGGGCAATCGCAATGCACCAGAAAAAGCAACGTGGCCGGCCAAGCCAGGCCAAATACCAGCACGCGATCGAGCGGCTAGCCAGTAATTTCTTCCATCCGAGTCCACTATTCAGGTTTATGACTCGGGCCGGTGCAGGCCGGAAAATGATGCAAGCCTACCGATCACTGGAAGGGTGTAGGCGCCCGCAGCAGTTTCGGCAGGACGTGTGGTAGCGCAGAATTGAAGGGCTGAGTTGATGAACACAATTCATGCGCCTACGGTCAAACTATCGACCAAGGCGCTGAAAGAGAAAAGCAATGACACCTAGAGAGCATCAAGACGCAGCGTGGCAACACAGGGAATATGACGTTGACACTGAGCCCGATCCATTGCGCGAGGTGGGATTGAGCGACGACGGCGTGGAGGGCGAGGACAGGCCGTGGCCGGTCTGGGCGCGGCGGTGCGTTTTCGCGTTGGCGTGTTTGTTCGTTGTGTTCGTGATCCTGCCTGCGTTGGGATGGCTGGTGAACTGGTTTGAGCAGTGAGGGGCGGTGAAGTGATGGCCGATCTAAGTGTGCGCGAGATGGAAGAGTATGTGCGGGAGCGTTGGGAGCGGGTGGTAAGCACACAACCGACGACAGTAGACTTCGACGGCGAGTGGTGCCTGTATCTTCTTGGCACCGGCAAGCGGTTCATCAAGGAGACTGCGAACGAGTGTTGGCAAGCCGCCTACGACTTCACCGTCGAGCGCGAGGAAGAGATTCGGCAGGGGGGGGAGAACATAAAGCAACTCGAAGATTTACTATCGCACCGCGAATGCCTTGATCATGTTGAATGCATCAGGCGGCGCTGCTGGCAAGCTAGAGTCCTCGTGCACGAGCAGGCGCGGCTGGCCGAGTTACGGAAGGGGTGGCGGGGATGATACAGCGTTATGATTCATTGCAGCAGTTCGATGAGGGTGGTCCTTGGGTCAAGCACACCGACTACCTCGCGGAGATGGCTAAGAAGAACAAAGGTGTTTGTGGTAAGGATTGGCATGTGGAGTGCCTTTGCCACGCTTGCACAGAAATTGGCGCGGTTCCTTCCTGTCACACCTGCGATTTGGAAAATGAGCTTGAGCGAGCAGAGGCTCAGGTGGGGGCGCTGAAGGAACGGATTGAACTCTTCGCTAATGAACTCGGCGCTCTGGATGCTGGCGAGTGCGCGAAACAGTTGCGCGACGAGGTCCTTGGTGGGGTGGTTAACGCACCGACTTACTCCGCACTGAAGGCCCAGGTGGAGCGTTTGAAACATGAATTGCGGCAGTTCGGATTCGCGCCCCCGGTCGCAGAGGCGCGGGACAAGGAGGGGTTGTGAGCAAAACTGATAATTACTCCGGGATTGTCGCGATAGCTATAGGTCTTCTTACTCTGTTTATCGCGCCGTTTTTGTTGAGGTCTTGCCGATAGCTGTGTCCTGACCAGGACCGTAACCGCCGCGCGATGCGGCAGGAGGATGAGATGGAAGTTACTAAAGTGATTTTCAACGGAGCAGACGACGCACAAGTAAATTGGGGAGGAAACGACGATCCTCGTCAATTGCTGACGGTCAAGGAATTCCCCGACAAGAAATTTAACTCGGTGAGCTTCACAGTAGTTCGGCAACCCCAGCCGACCACACTGACGGATGAGGTATGCGCGCGCATCAATCGTTTTCAGGACTTGTGTAGCTGGGGTCCAAAAGAATCGCGCAACCAACTCATTGGTGATATACGAGAAGCAGTACGCGGCGTGTTATCCCGCCGCATCGCGCAGCCGCAGACAAACGGCCCGTGCTCAGTGTGTGGTGATAGCGACGGCAAAGGCTTCTGCCCAACACACAGCCCGCAGAAAACCGCGCTCACTGACCAGGAAATCGCCTACGCGACAGGAGAGGAAGCGCCAGAGCCGCAGGAGACACCTAAACCAGTTATGCTCGACCCCCTAATCTCCGCCCTAATGGCCATACGCGACCACAGAGAGTATCAAGGTTTGTCGGATCCGATAGCAATCGCTGAGATGGCGATTGGACGGCGAGCGGCGAAGCGGATAGAGAACACGCAAACGGATCCTTGTCCGAGAACGAAGGTCGCCACCGCCGGCATGGTCACACTAGATGCTGTGCGGGAGTCTCTGCAAGAAGTACTACGCTCGAATCATGTGGGTATAAATTGTTCTCAGGATATAACAGATGAACTTTGCGCCCGTCTCACCGCGCCGCGCAAGCCGGTGGAGCGCGTGATAGTGGAACAAAGCGGACAGTCTTGGATTGTAGTGCTTGACGGAAAGTGGTGGGCGACCTTGGACACGGAATACAAAGCTCAAGCATCTGCCGCTGGGTTGTGCGCCGAACTAGCAAAGGAGCAGAAGTGATTTGGGCTATATGGTGGTTCGGAGGATTTGGCTTCGGCGTGTGGCGCTCAGTTTGGCCGCAAGGGCCAATATGAAGCGTGGCAATGGGTCCTGCTACCTTACTGATTCAATGGACGCATACGAAGAAGCCGCATAGTCTACTTCCTCGCCCGCGCCAGCCAAGCGTCGAGGTAGACCGCCTTCTCAGGATGCGCGGCGACGATAGCGCGGTAGTGGGCCTCTCGGGCGGTGCGGAAAGCAGATACGAGCTGGTCCGGTGGCGCGTAGTTCGCATGAGAGACGGTATCTGGACCCCAATGACCATCCTGATCAATCATCATCTCCGCAGGCAGACCGGAAGGATCTTTCCTCTTTAGGCTGTTAATCGCGATCTGCAGGCACTTCACCGCCGGCACGATTCCTATATTTACCACAGCGTCAAACACGCGCTTTGCGACTTCATCGCTATCGATCTTGTCAAACCATAGGTTCCAGAACGCCGCGCTGTAGAAAGCCTCAACCTCCGGCCCGCGCTCGGCCTGGGGAAGCGCCGCTATCTTGGCGAACTGAAGCGGAAACGCAGCCGAGTTAATCCCGCTGATCGCCTGCCCGCCCGCGTCCGGCTCTATCGCGTGCTCGCGGCGCGAGTCTTCGTTCTGCATCATGAAGTCGTAACACGTCTTCCAGTTTGCCACCTTGCTCCCATGTCAGCGCTTGGTAGTGGTGCAGTTTGGATTTCCACAGGTCTAGCGCGTTTGGTCTGGCGGTGGGATGATTAAGGCATGACATCTCCACGCGTTCCACGCATAGGCGAAAAGAACTTAGTAGACGGACACGGAAAGAGCGTATACGTCATCGGTAGCGTCGATGAAACCGGGGGCGTTGCCGTTCTCAAATTGGAAAGCAATGCAGCAATCCATTTGCAAGGCATCCCGTTTAGCGCAATTCATCTTATCAAAGAGGACGTGAACCAGGCCGCCGCGCGGATCGTTACAGAAGCGACGAATCGTCTCTAGTGAGCCACGGCCCTCTCCCATTTCTCCAATAGTTCAAGATGGATTTCTGTCTTTACAGGGGCGGTAGAGAAATATTTCCCATCTCCAAATGACACGCCCTCTCTTCTTTGCACTGTGAATGCTGCAGTTCCAAACTTCGTTAGAAGTTGGTCATAGGTAATGCTCACCACCGCCGGCTGATATTCTAGTTTCCGCCCGAAATTTCTTTCCACTTCAGAAGTCACGACAGATCCAATCTCGTCAAATATCGAATTCAACTTCAGCATAGGAGCATCCGAAAAGAACGTGACGGTGCTTACATAGGCAGCGTGCTTCACCATTTCCCTTTTAAACGTGACACCGAATGTCTCTACCGCCCAGTTCATCAGTTCATACCAAAGTTCTTCCGATGCCGCTGTATCGATTTGCGTATCGAGGTACACCCCGCTATCGATGATCATGAGCTTATCGATTACACGTTTACCCAAGCGGCCATTCAAGAATTCAATTCCCTTGCCTTCGTTAAACTCTTCAGGCTTGGTGGGATATTTTAGAAACCCGTATCGTTGAACCAGTGCAGCTCCGACCTCGGGGAGATAGACGGTTCCCCCAAGATTCAGATCCTCGATTTGAACCAATCCGTAATATCTAGCCAGCGATACCGACGCAAGATTCATTTGAATCCTCTCTTACTAGATTTTGGGAGTACTCCGCATTGTTTCTGGAAACAGGATGAGGCAATTCAACCACCTGCCCCATGAATGGGCTATTCATTTGTAGGCCCTCGGCTGTTTGCCTGTCGGATTCTGAATACCGTCTCCGACGGAAAGCTCGATGAGTCTTCACTTTTGCAGATCGAAACATCGGATCATCTTTGAACGAAAGACGCGAAAGTGTCTCCTTACTCATCTCCTCAAAATCGAGCACCACTTCCGAGAACTCCTCGAACTTCACCGTAATAGCTAGATCGAACGCCCGCGCCAATCTCTTTAGAGTGCTTACACTCCAACTTGAGTAATCTGCGTTCTCCATCACGGAGAGGCGCGGCTGGAGCATCTCAGCTTTTTTAGCTAAGGTAGATTGCGTCATTTCTCTTTGCTCTCTCAGCACCTTGATTTGGGTTGCAATCATCGTGTTCAGGCACTCTTCAGCGTATGAATGCCTGTATTCCTCATCTTGAAATTCGGAACGTAATTTACCAACTAACTCGCTCATGAAATACCCTCCTTCGCATGTCTTTGATCAAGCATTCACGTAGCCGTGATGCTATCAGTGGTGCTCCGATTGGGTCGTAATCGTCAGACACCTCTTTCGCCCCAAGTAGAAGAGTGAAAGACTCTTCGTCCCGGCCCGGACCTTCGCATAACATCGGCCTCAATTGAACCTTGCCGTGGATTTTCAATTTGAAGATTGACGGCATACCAGTAGGCGAAAGAATTCCTGGGATCAGTCCCGGCCCGTGAATGGCCAGCGAATCTAGCCTTTGGTTCAGCTTGGCCAGTTCCTTTTTCTGGAGTCGGGCGGACCATTCCCTGAATAGGTTCCCTTCCGCCGGATCGACGTAGTCGAAGATCGTCCACTTGCTCATAATATCACAAAATTATTATCTCCCCTCTTGACAGCGCATAATAATTTTATTATAATAATTTCATTATGAATCGGCTTTAGACTGCAAAACGTGTCCAAGTGGTTGCCGCCCTCGTGGAAGGGAGCAGCATAAATTCCATCGTCCGCATGACGGGAGTCGCAAAGAGTACCGCTGTCCCACAAAACTTGTGGCCGGGCGCTGGCACGCCCATCACAAGACAGCGGTAGCCTCCGGTGGGCAAGATGTAGCAAGCAACGGTGAAGCGCTCTGCATCCCCTGCCACGAGAGCACCCAGACTTACGGGCGCTCGTAACGCAACACTTCCTTTAGGGCGGATACTACCATATCGGACGCCTCCGCCCTAAAGCTTAATTTTGCCATGGGCTCGTCGGCATTGGTGGCGTGGACTACAAGGGTTGCATCCTCATCCAATCGGCCCTTCAAAACCGGCCCGATGCGTTCAAAGACAAGCCTTGAAACACTCTTCCAATCCCCGCAAGAAAAATACACATATCCTTCGCATTCGCCAGGTTCGCCTTGGCAGCTTTGAAGTGTCTCTAATCCATCTATTGTATTGAGAATCGCAACGATCTCCGCTACGCCCTCATCTACTGGCGCATTGACCTTTATCCATGTCTGCGGGTGAGCTGCCAACAACTCTCCTTTGTAAAATCGTACCAAATGGACATATCGGCGTCTGATCTCAATTGTTCAGCGAAAACCAAACTGCACCACTACCCAGCGCTTGTAGCGCGATGTCGATCTTCGATTTGAGTATAGTCTCGATGCGCGTCTGACCGGGTCGCAACAGGCCAGAGGCCACGCGCAGGCACTTCGCGGCATCCCGCAGCGCCACGTCGAGATGTTTTTGTCGGCTCGGCATAAAAAGAGGGCGACCCTTTCGAGCCGCCCAAGATTGCATTGCTGCTTCCCGGTTGAGTGAGCCGGGAAGGTGGATTGCGCGGACCGGTCCAGAGCCGTTGTAGGCGCTCGTCGTGTGAACTAGTTCGCCCGCGCAAAGTGGTTAGATCTTCGCAGCGGCCAGCGACGGGTTCGCGTCCACAATCGCGTTCCACTGTTCCTCGATCGCAGCTTTCCGGCTCTGGAACAGGTGAGGCTTTGCCAAGGTCACGCGCCCGATGTGAGGGTTGGTGGCGACGACCCTAGCCGATACTGCCGCCGATGGCGGAATCAGAGCCAGCGCGGCGTCGATAGTGGCAACCAGGACATCAATCAGCGGAGAGTAGGAAGCGGTGAGAGGAATGACCGCCGTGACAGCTTCAACCGTGGCCAGAGCGCTTTCGATGACCGAAACAGGGCTACCACCCTTCCAGCTCGCCTCGGCGGCTACAAGGGCATTCAGGGCGCTTTGGAGCTGGGCCGTATAGGGCGCGTTGGGCTCGACGACCTTCAAGATGGATTCCGTGCCCGAGATGACAGAATTGACGGCGCTCTCGATTTGGCTGGATGTGCAGCCGGTAACCGGAACGATCATGGGCGCGGATAGGATCGAGGCCCACATCAGCAGGCCGGTGCAGATTGCGGTGAAACGTTTCATGCGATGTCCTTTCAGTCCTTCGTTGGGTTGGCGCCCGGTGCCGGGCGGTAGAGATGGATCAGCGATGCGAGCGCGGCGGTTCCTGCTAGGGTCGCGAGCTGCTGCCAGTTGATCGACGCAAAGCTGAACTGGCCGGTCGCCAGCACGCCTTGCAGGTAGGAGACGACCGCGCCGGCCGCCCCGCTGTATGCGGTGACGACGTAGGGATTGCTACGAACAGAGAGCCATAGCTGGCGTGCGAAGTTCATGGCGTCCTCAATTCTCAGGCGGTGCTAGATTACGCAATCTTGCGACCTCTGTTTCCGCCCGATCAAGTAATCCTCTCAGCTCGTTGGTGGTTTGCAACTGCTCGGCTCCATTCTGACGCAGACCGGCGATTAAAGCGCGCGCGTCAGGGCCAGCGTCGGCGGGAAATGGAGCCTCTACGCATGGCGTTGGCGTAGGAGGTTCCGGTCTTGGATCGGGGTTCTCAGGGTCCGGGTTGACTGGCGGTGTTGACATGCGCTTACCTACCTCTCATCGATGACAGTTCCGGGGGAGTGTTCCTGTGAGCGATTATACGCTCGCCGTCACTCTGTCTAACATGAATTTGTGGTTCGTTAAAAGTGATCCAATGAGTCTGCCGGTTGAGTTCGATGAACGAGATCAGCAGGCCGACGATGGCGATGACGGTGGCGATGATGAATCTGAACCTATCGCGGTTCTTCACATCCCGCTCGGCCAGAATCGCGTGAGACAACTCTCTCTGTTTTTCGCGCTCCTCATAGGTAGATACGAAATTGTTGAACTTGGTTTTCAAACCATCCTTGCCGTGATTGTTGAAATCGTTGTCGAGTTGAGTAAGCAACACACTCATACCGGCCACTTTTACCCCCAAATTCTTAACATCCTCGCAGGGAACTTGATAAATTTTCCTGCGTTCGATCTGCACCAACGGCTGATCCTGCTCTCCCGCGTCGGCCATTCCCCACCCCTGCACTCATACTCTCCAAACCCCGGCTCCCGATTACTGGAGTTTGCCGGGTATTACTCATCAACCAGGATCTCTGACACGTCCTGGCGCATGGATTTTATTTCCGCTTTCTGATTCTCCGCTTCCAGTTTCAGCGCGGTGTAGTCTCCACCAATCTTCCAAACCAATCCACCGAATCCACTTATGATCACCAGGCAGATCGATATCCATTGCGGAACCCATTCATGGACTATCGGTTTCGGTTTGCTGACGGTCATATACATCTCCGGTCTCCAGAATTATGCCGCCCTTGCGGGCTGTCACCTGTTTCGTGACTCCTATGTACAGGACAGGCATGTGTGAGTTACTAGAATTCCGTGCAATGGAAGACAAACACATCGGTGGTTCCTAAGCTTGATCCGGTGAAGGTGACGGTGGTTAGGGTGAATGCGGTTTCCTTGATCGAAGCCGCAGGGGTGGTGACGTCGTTGATGCCGCAGTAGTAGCCGTTGGGTGCGGTAAGACCGGTTGAGATCACAGGCGAGCAGGTTGATGAGGTTGCCGTGAATCCGCCGCCGAGAGCGCCGCCAGTGGTTACCGAGGTCGAGCAGCCGGAGGAGATCGTGAACTTGGTGCCGCCGTCAACGAATCCGTTGAAGGTGCTGGTTGAATCGAACTTGGCCGTGCCGTTGACCTCGAGATTTGCGCCTGGGTTCGTCGTGCCGATGCCGACATCGCCAGCTCCCGTACCGGTCATATTTGGCGAAAGAGTAAGTGTTGGATAAAAAGTAGCTGAGCCCGCATAATAGCCAATATCCGTGTAAGCGCCAATGCCGGTAGCAAAACGGTACTGAATCGCAGAGTCGTAGGTTTGATCACTCGCCGCACCCATTCTTATTGCATTTGTACCCGCACTTTCGATATTTAAGGCACTTAATGGTCCTGACGTCCCAATCCCGACGGTACTTGAAAAATTCGCGCTAGTCCCATTCAGCGGCCCGGTCAGCGTGCCGCCGGCATCGAACTTGGCCGTGCCGTTGACCTCGAACGCTGAGGCGGTGCTGGAACACCAGACGCAGATTCCGCCAGTGCCGGCTGGGTTCAGCAGTACATATGCGTTGACCGGGGAACCGTTGGAGCTGCCGTTCAGGGTCAAGGTGGATCCAACTGCGTTACCTCCGTAGACGATCGGCGAGGTAATGGTCGAGAAGGTTGGGGTCGACCCGCCGCAACCGGCAGGCCCGTCAGTCAGGCTGCCGTCTGCGTTGAACGTAGCGCAGTGGCCGGAGGTGCCGGTGTTGTCGCTCATTTGGATATGAGCCTGGGTGCCGTGCGGCGCGCCTGTGCCGGAGGAGATAACGGTGGTTCCGGCGATTTGGTAACTGGCTCCGTTAAATGGGACGAAGGTTGTGTCGCCGAAGTTCCTGGCTTGGATGGTCGATCCGAATAGATGCAGGTCCGGCCCGCCGCCGACGAAGCTGACGAATGCGGTTCCGCCGATCGTAAACCCTGTGCCTGGGTTGGGAACGTTGAACTGGGTGGCGAACCATTTACCGTTGACGTTGCAGCCTAGTCCGTCAGTGGCGGCCAGGGTTTGCGGGCCGAACCTGCAGGTGCCTGCGTCAACCGAGCTGCCGCCGCCATAGTTCGTCTGCCCGTCCTCGTGGATGTTTACGCGCGCCGTCGTGTCTCCGGCCAGTCCGCCTTGTAGCAGCGGGTCGCCGGAGAAGTTGGTCATGCCCTGATAGCCTTCCGCAAGCATAACCTCACTACCGGAAGCGGGAGACCATCCGCTTGCCGGCATATTCTCCCACTCGACAGACTGTGCGGCGTTACATTGATACAGTAGTGGGTTTGTTCCGGCTCCCGAACCCCACGTCGAGGTAAGCTGGCCGGTCACCAGATCGGTCGATGCGCAGAGCCCTCCCGTAATAGGGTTAGCTATCGCGCTCCATAGGTTGTCCGGATCGCCGGGTGTCTTCAGCGCATTCTGGAAGCCGGCATTGATCATCATCTGCGCGTAAGACACGGGAGCTGCTCCCACACCGGCCTGACGCTGGAACATCAAATCCTCAAAGTTATTCGCCCTGATTGTATTCGAGTTGATCCCGATTGCGTAGCCTGACGTCGGCCCGTCGCTGGTCGGCGGATTATACGGGCCGATCGTATGCTCGACCTTGACGTTTTTGAAGGTCATTCCGCCGCGCGAGATCGCCGAGGCACCTGCCCAGGCGCCAAGCGCCGAGTCGTTCGCCACCACAGGCGTGATCGTCGGCGCCGAGCTGCATCCTGCGACGGTGGCTGTGATCGCTCCGGTGTAGCCAGTGCCGCTTGTGACACCCCACACGCCGGTCACCACGCCTGATCCGTTCGTTTGCGCATAGCCGGTAGCCGACTGTCCGGTCGTTGTGCCCACTACAGTCAGAGGCAACGCCGAATTGATCGTGCATCCTGTTCCGCCGGTGAAGGTGTAGTGGTCGACGTACTCTGCGTGCGTCGAGTCGATCCAGCCCCACTGCGCGCCCAGCACCGCGTCCTGCACGCCGTTGCGCGACCAGTCGGCCGAATAGACTCCGCGCGCCGAGCATGCCTGGCACCAGAAGCCATACTTCGTGTTGTAGTCCGACTCGTCGTCGAGCCAGGTGTTGTCGATCGATGTCAGCGTCGTGGCCGCCGCGCGCGCCGTGAAGTATTTTCCGACCACGTTTGAGTTAGTGTAGACGTGGCTGAAGGTGTTGTACTGCACTTCCTGCCCTTGCATGCCGTACTTAAAGCCCGTCACGCTCAGGTTCTGGTAGGTTCCCCACGAGGCCAGCGACATGAAAACTCCGCTGCCGGTCGAGGTCCCTGCGCCTGGTCCCACGATCTGGCCGTCGCGGATCGAGTTGAAGGCGAAGCCGTACCATGTGGGAGTTCCCGTGATGTTGTAGTACGAGAGTTCGAGCGCGTCGCCTGTGCCTGTTTGCAGCAGAGTCGACCAGTTCAGGTCGATCTTGACTCCAGGAGGAACGATCAGCGGCGTGGTGATATTGCAGGTTTTTCCATAGGGAAAAACTACCACTCCTTGCTGCGCATTACCTACATTTGTCGCGTAAGTGATCGTCGGAATTGTGGAGAACGAATTCGCTCCTGCCGCGAAGAGAGCCGACTGAATCGCCACGGCGTCGTTAGTAACTCCGTCGCACACCGCGCTGTAGGGAGGAGCCTGAATGTTGATTTTCAAATTGGCAGATCCTCCCTGATTCACAGTAATAGTGTTTTCTCCCGAGACGGTTTTCCCACCTGTCGCATAGAACGCGATCTGCCCTGTAAGGCCGGGATTGACTGTACCACCGCTGCCGCCGCATGGATTGGTCGGAAGTGCGGCGATAATTTGCGAAGATATATCCTCAGTTCCTCCGCCGCCGGTGACCGCGACTTGTGTCCGGAACCCACTGGGGGGCGTACCTGTTGGGCAGGCGAAGGTAAGCGTAAAAGTCCAGGTTGATGGCGATGGACAGATTTGCGCGGTATCGGCCAGCAAGGTCGAGAAGTGGCCGTTGGAGTCGATCGTTCCAGAGACTGTAGTTTGAAAGGTCGACACGCAGCCAAGGAGTCCGAGCTGTGGGGAAGTGGAGAGGTTGGTCCACGCAGCGCCGAACTGACCGCCAGCCAAGGGGGGAACTGTAGCGGTAGTTTGGACATAGCCAGAGGGGATCTGAGCGTGAGCGAGAGGATAGGACGAGAGTAGAGACAAAAATATCACAAGGCTGAAAAAGCAAGACCTAGTAGGGAATTGAACTAGCTTCATTGTGATACTCCGTTCTGTGCTGCTGATTGGTTGGACTGACCGGATTGCATGGCTTGAATGGCCTGTGTAGGAGTAATAGTTGACTGCATAGATTGCTGGTCAGACGGAGTAGCTGCAGCCGCCGCAACAAGCGCCGGAGCTACCTTAATTCCCTGCTGCTGCGCAAGGTGTACTAATCCAGGCAAATCACCGCGCATCTCTGGCGGAATTAACGGAATATCCTCTGGACGAGCCTTCTCCAGAAACCTGAGCATTGGTGGGTAGCGCATGAGATGGGTTGTGGCTTGAACGGCTGCTAACATCCCCGCTGATTCCAACGCCATAGTTGGGATTGATGGTATGTGTCCTCCCCAAAACGCGCGCGCGGCTTGAAAGATAGGCCAAGTTGCAGCCCACTGTCCGCGGTTCCAAATCTTGTTGGCGCGGGCTTCGGCAGCGGCACGACGAGCTGCGGCGATGTCCGGCGAAGAGATCGTCTCGTGAGGACGAAGTTCGAGTGGGACGGTGGTCGGCACGGGGACCGAGGTGATGGACTTCGGCATACGGGCAGCCGCAGTAGCGGTCGGAGTCTCCTGCTTGATCTTTTGCGCTTGTCGAGCCAGTTGTGCCAGCGCCGGATCGTAGCGGTTAAGGTCGGAAATGGCGCGGTCGGCGGCAGTGCCAGAAAATTTCTGGACGGCGACAGCGGGGTCCTTAGCACGGAGAACTTGCGCGACCGCGGAACCGGACGACGAGGGACCAGTCGGCGTATGGAAAGTCTGCATGTACTCACGATAGAAGTTGCGTGCATCGCGAAACTGGTCGCCGACGTCTCGCGCACCGGCCAGTTGCTGCATCTGGTCGCCGACGAACTGGTGGACTTGCTGGAGTGCCTTGTAGATGTCACTCTTGCCGGGTTGAGGGCCGTCAGCAATCCGTGCACCAGTCTCCTCGTAGAATCCCTGAAGATCGTTCCAGGAAATTGGACGAGTTCCCTGACCGATTGCCGCCTCCCACACGTCGGGTGGAAGGGCACGCGAGAGGGTCGAGCGGATCGCCGGGTTGGTGATCGCCGTGCGGAAATCCTTATAGCCCATGTTCTGTGCGGTCTGGTCGGCGAGTACGAGTTCCGGTCCGGGTTGACCGGGGGATACCATCGCGTTGAACTCGCGGACTTTCTCAGGCGAGCCTCGAATCCACCGGTCCTGTGCTGCCTTAACGGCGTTGGCAAGAGTGTCAGAGGGGATCGAGGCTCCCGCCATATGCTCTTGAACAGCGCTGTAGAGTTGGTTGGCGTGCGTGCGCAGGGATTCGTTCAGGCGGTTGATACGGTAGATCAGTTGCGAACCGACGACCCGGGTCTGAGCGGCGGCATGTGCGCGGGCCTGCGTGGTAGCAGCAGCAGCGCGACGGTCTTGGATAACCTTGCCGACCGCCTTGTTGTATTCAGCCGTGGCTGTAGCATTGGCCTTGGCGTGAGCCTCAGTACGATCTGCGTTTACTGCATCTATCTTCTCATTGGCTAGACGAGTGTCCTCTACTAATTGCTCGACCGGAGCCGCGCCAGTGTTAGTCATGGCACGGGCAACCTTCTCAGGCACGACGCGCACATCCCGGAAGACTTCCGGCACGATAACCCCGAAGACATCGCCGGCAAGAGCCTGACCAGCCAGAGGAGCGGCCTTGCCGGCCAGTTCCATCGGTCCGCGCGAGGTAGCAACGGCTTGATAAGCAGCGTGAAGAGGGTTTTCGGTCTGTTCAGGAAGATTGGTCCACATGTATTTAGAGCCGGGGATGGGAAGACTCTTGCCCCAGTTCGCTACACGATTGACGACATGCACGGCAGGCTCAGGCAGGAGCGAAGCGAGGATTCCAGCAACCGTGTCGCGCGGGTGGGTCGCGGCGTCAGCTAGTTGGAAGATGCCTACGCCGCCCCGCTGGGCAATGTTGTAAAGGTTCTCGCCAAGCCCTTCGTTCGGCAAGCCGACTGGGTAGAGATTGGGATTGAGAAACCGTTCGCGCTCGGTCAAAGGGCGAATGGTGCCTGTGGTGTAAGGAAGGGAAGAGGTAGGGGAGGAGGAAGAGGCCGTCGGCGCAGCGGAGGTAGTCCGCATTGCAGTTGCTGCATAGGGATCTTCCATAGGCGTGGGCGCGGGCGCAGTCTTGGTCTTTGACTTCGCTGGTTTGATCGCCGTCGCTGCGTATGGATCTGAAGTCTGGTCAGCCATTATGGAGTCACCGTGTAGCCATGTGCTTCAAGGTCAGCCTTGACCTGCGCTGCTGTCTTGCCTTTGTTGAAGGGGAGGGACATGGCGGTGCGAAGAGAGTGCTGCTTACCACTGTCGCTACCTTTGCCGCCTGATTTGCCATTTCCACTTCCCGATCGCGGATTTGTCAGCCTGCCGTTCGCAGTCAGCCACGGAGTCATAGTCTCCTTGACTACGTCCAGTGCAGATGAGAGTGCTGCCGGATTGGTCTTCATGCTACCAAGCGCGTCGTTCAGGTCGTTAATCGTATGAATGTTCCTGCCGCCGAATACCGCCACGCCATGCTCAGAAGCCAGCAGCGACGAGATTAGGAACTGCTGCGCGTCCGGGTCTTGTGATCCGAGCAAGACTTGCAGCCGAGTAAGCTGACCAGCGCCAGGACCAGTCAGGTTGGGATCGGTTCTGAGAATGGCCTGCATACGGTTGACTTGCTGGATCGCCGATTCAGCGAGCATTTGATTTTTCTTGTCCATGCCGGTAGCGGCACCGATGCCAGGTCCACCGTAAGGTTGACCGGTGTTGGCCGCAGACACAGCCTGAGCGACTGGAATAAGAATGTCCTGTCCATCGTCCCCAGTGACAACCTGAAGATGGTTCTGCGCCGCGAACTCTGCCATAGCCTTCATGCGAGCAATGCCTGGGATGGTCAGTGCTCCCTGCGCCCCTTGCAACTGTGCTGCTTCCTCGTTGGTCAGGGGAGGACCTTGCTTCTTGTTGGCAAGAATCTGCTTGGCGAGCAGGTTGGCGTACTGCGCAGAGGGGGAGGTGGGTTTCGGCGCTGGAGGCTGGTAGTTGGGGCCGAGCGGTTTTCCTACAATCGCCCCGCTCTCATCTTTTTCGTTGACATACCACTGCCCGTCGCTACCTTTGTAGGGCTTGCCTGCGTCGCCGCTCAACTGCGTGATTTTGCTGGTTAATGCTCGCCCACCAAAGAACTCTGGTGAAATTTCGGCCTGCTGCTCTGGCGTAAGCGAGATCCCAAGCTTCTTCAGCGACGAGAAATAGTTCTGCAGCCGATCCTCGTTCGACGGCGTGTCAGCGACGGCCTTGACTCCGCTCGGGGTGAAGTAGTCAGTGTAATCCGCGCCGTCCGCCCCTTTGTAATGCCGCAGTGGAATCCCGAGCTGCTGCCGCACTGTCTCCTGTTCCTGTGCGTCACGGGCCGCAAGCGCGTTCTGTTGACGTGCGCCCTCGGCGGCCAGTTTCTTCATCGCTAGATCCTGCTCGTCTTGCGCACGAGCAGCGCGGATATCCTTGGCGTCGGACATGGCAGGAGTCACAGGAGCGAGTATCGAAAGCGCATTCCAGAATCCCATATTTCAGCTCCCTATTCTTTCTTGGCGCGTAATCCCGGGTTCTCTTTGCATGCTATTTTTCCCAGAAAAATCGCCAATTTGGTTTCGGTCATACGTCTTAATTTGAGAATAGACTCGCCGGTGTCCATATCAGCACAAGATACTTTCGGAAGATGCGCCGCCCATTTCTTGCCAAGATCAATATGGACTATGTACCGGTTGGCAAAAACGAAGCAGATATGATTTTCACTGTCCTTATTACCACAGGCGTAGTAAGGAAACGTCTCCACTGCTGGCCTGCGATAACCTTTAGGCTTAGTTTCCAAGTGATTCCTCCTTCTTCTCCTACGTTAGGCCACGCTCGCGGACCAGTCGGGAAGATCGTTCGCGCCTGCTCCCGGAGTCGTTGTCGGGGTCAGCATCGCGCTGTAGTCCGGCTGATAGATATCTGCGCTTAGCTGCTCTGGCTGGACTGTACCCTGCTGCAAAAGTTGGCGGAAGACGGCTGGGTTCATTCCACCGCCTGCACCAGGCAAGGTCGAGAAAATCTTTGCCAGCGACGAGATCGCATTGGTGGATTGGGTGTTGGGATTGACCGCTCCGCCGCCGAGGTTAAGCGCCTGCAGCGCGTTCTGGTAACCCTGCTGCTGGTTCTGTTGAATGTAAGGCGCGATCGCTTGCGCGTAGACCTGCTGGGAGATTTCAGGCGAATCGGTCAGGCCGCGTGTGGCTAAGTCGGCCTGAGCCTGGTTGGCGACTCCAGTTTGTAGGCCAGCGGTCAGTGGCTGGGTGAATTGCGCGGCGTAGGCGTTCATCTTGGCTGGATTCTGCGCATAGGAGCGGAGTTGATTCTGGTATTGCTGGTTTTGATACTGGTTGTAAAGGTTATAGGCCGAGGAGCCGAGCGATGCAACTTGCGTGGCCGGGCCAAGGATGGGAGCAAGCGAACTCATGATTTCCGGCATTGAATTAGACTCCTTCTTCTGACCTAGAAAACTGGATTGGACAGTTCAAACTTAGCTTGAGGCTGCGCCGGCGGCGTCTGCCAGTTGCCGCCGGAGATTGCCGAAGATCCTGCTCCGCTGCCGAGCGCTCCTCCACCTCCTCCGTTGCGCAAGGCAGCCAGAATTGCCGCGATATTGGGTGACCCCGCGGCGGCAGAGGTTGCATCAGGCGTGACAGGAGAACTGGTCGTGCCTACACCACCGGCGGTGCCTGCCCCTGCGCTACTTCCACCCTGATACCCTGGATACCCAGCCAGCAGATCAGTCAACGCCGAGGTTCCCGAGTCAGTCAGCGATCCACCGGTCTGCGCTTGAGTTTGGCCCTGCGCCCCAAGAACCGCTTCCTGCTTGGTCAGGTTGGCTTGGTTGGCCGCAGCTTGTTGCTGTTGAAGCAGCGCGGCGGCATTGGCCTTCTGCGCGTCAGCCTGCTCGTCTCCCGACTTGACGCCTTCGTAAATCGAAGTTCCGACTCCGGCCGCGCCAACAGCAGCAGAGATCAGAGTGGCTACAGTAGCTGAGATCGTGCCTGACATTGAGTGGATTCCTTTCTCTGGGCTATTGTCCAGTAATTGTGACCGTATCGTGGCTTCCGTCCTTGCGCGATAGGAGCTGGTTTGCCTCGGCAAAGACTAGGTCTTCAGCTTCGGCAACGGATTGGACTGTGGTCGGGAAAATCATCGTCATCTCGACCGGACCGTGAGTCCAGAAGAATTGCTTCCGGCCGGCACAGCCGGGAACGACGTTGTAGCCGGTAAGTTCTATCCGCTCGTCGCCGATCAACACCGAGCAGTCCCCGTGGACGATCAACATGGTGGCAAGCCGGATAAGCGAGCCCATCATTTTCGTGTTGGCCGGAAGCCGGATCGTACGGGCATACATGCTGCCGTGAAAGAGATGTTCGGTAGTAAGAGGTATTTGCGGACAGGCTGAGATGAGTTGGTTGATCTCATCCAATTGAGCAAGCATGGCCGGAGTTGGAGGGATCAATGCGGCGAGGATCGGAGGAAGAACAGGAGGCAAAGTCAGGATGGTCGCAGCAGCCCCAGTAGCAGAGGTCGAGATGGCCGTAGTTCCAGCGCTCACACAAATCTCCTCGTGTACTGCAAGTGGGTCAGGCTGTAACCGGCGCGACGAGAGAGAACTTTGTCTAGTTTACTTCCAGTCCGAGGCAAGAAAGTCAGCCTCGCGCAACCTGATTCTGCAGTGAACTCCTCCACAGCAGCGATCAGTTTCTCTCCTGCTCCAGTACTGCGGTAGTCCGGTGCTACAAACAAGCTCTCAACTACAGCCATCCGCTGACCGTTGTGTGGCATGGCACTGACAAGAACGGACACGAAACCAATCAGCGTGTCGTTCGAGTAGGCAGCAAAGCAGCGTAGCACTCCAGTTTGTTCCATCGCTACGTAGACTGTTTGTTGTGGGTTGGAGTCGGGCTCTGTGCACTCTTCGGCATAGGCTTGAAGCAGTGTAGGATAGTTCGCATCGTTGAAGATGTCGAGGACGCTGACTGGTTTGATCTCAGACCCGGCTCTGGTGTCGATCGGAATATCAGTCTCAACTTCAGCCTCGACCTCAACCTCAACGCTATCAGCAATCACATCAACCTCCCCACGCCCATCGACCCTTGGAAGGGAAGAATTGCCGCGCCGGGCAGCGAGGCAATGATTCGGGCCAGCTTGACCTCCTCAGGACGGTTATCCGCAAGGAGGGTAAGGAACCCGACGCAGCCGCGGCTAGCCGCCTCGGCGAAAACCTGCGGCAGAGCTTCCATAAACCAGTTTAGCGGAATTTCAAGCGGGAGTGGGGTTAGGGACAAAACTCGCCACAACACCAACCAGCCGTGCGAGAAAGAGGTGACGACGACAGCGAAAGGACAGGTGTGGTTGTTGATGTCGGCTTCAACAACCCAGACCCATTCAGGAACAAGGTAGGGCATGCCTGTGTCAAGCAGCGCGACGGGAAGCGTAGTTTGCTCGTCCTCGCGCAGGTTACGTGCGCGGACGACCCTGACTCGACTGCTCTGGCTGCCTGATCGATCACCTGATCGCTCACCTGCCTGCTCCACATCCGATCTCACGAGATAACCCTCCTGGCCATCGCCGACTTCGGCACAATGGCCCAGTCCACTGAGTCGATCACCCCCGCCGCGCCGCCATTCGAGCCGGAGATGTCAAGATGAGCGCGCTGCCCCGAGCGCATAATGTTTATCCTGGCTACGAACATCGAATCCCCTTGCGGGACAACGTCAATCGCGCACGAGCCGAGGTTGGTCCCATCCAGCCAGAGAGAGGCAATGATCGATTGAACCATGGCGACTGACCCATAGCCGGTAATCGTGGCCTGCTCGTAGAAGATGCGCTGAGTCTGGCCCTCGCCGAACACGTCTGGTGTGCGAAAAGACCACTGAACGTTGCTCTGATCCGACGCGCCTGTGTCCCAGGTAGTGTCTCCCGCTTGCATGCGTTGCAGGCTGCCGTCGGATTTGCCAGCCAGAATCAGCGGGTATCCCTCTCCGGTTGACATAGTTGAGAGAGTGGTAATCTGCCAGGGAAGATCAAGTACGGCCCAGGATTTCATCACCAAGTCGTAGCAGAAGAGACGAGTCAACACGCCTCCCGGTGCCGTGGTTGCAGCAACCAGCGGCATCGCGCACAGGTACATTGGAGGAGTAGTAGACTGCGCAGATTGTGAAAGATAGACATATAATGGGCTGATTGGAGTTAGGTCTTTCTCGGAGTCTACTCCACCAAACAGGTAAGGCCGGATGTCTTCTGAAATCAGCCGGTCGTTGATTCCATCAAACACAGCAAACCCGAGGTGGGTGAAACGTACTACGCCGAATCCCGGAAGGAACTGAATCGAGCGCGCCGCAATGCAACCCAGATTGGTCTGTGCCGGTTGAATCTCGAATGAGGTCGACCCAAACACTCCAATGGCCTGATAGGTCGTAAACTCCTTGAACACACAGAGAGATCCGGTCGGAGAGATCCCCAAGGCAGCGATCGTGAATGTTTGCAGGCCGGTGATTTGAGTTCCGTCATTACGCCCGATGAACGCAGTGTTGACTGGGTTCCACGAGTTCGGGTTGTTCGAGTCAGACATCTTCAAACAGGATGGTCCGTCGAGCCCATCGAAGGTGTCAGCTGGGGAAGTGTTGGCCAGCCAGAGCGATCCCGCGTAGGACACGGCGTGCGCGGCACCACGGGGAGCAGTAGTGGCGACGATAGGTCCCTGCGAGGTCCAGATTACAGAGCCATCGGCGGTCTCGGCTCCCAGCCCGGTATTCCAGGATGGAGGCCCCGGAGTATGCGACACTCCACCCTGCGTCGCCGTGTAGTAGTTGCCTGCGCCGTCGGTCACCTGCGATCCGGTCAGCCAGTCTACACCGGCCTGCCAAGCTGGATAGGCAGCTGTGAAGGTGTTCGCGAGCGCGGACACTGTAGCGCTTGCACCTTGAGAGGGATCTACTAGTTGAGGAGCATAGCCGTTGCCGAGAATCAGGATGGATTTTCCGGCAAACTGAATGATTTGGGGGATAGGCCCTACGGTGCCGGTCAGTCCTCCGTAAGGAGAGAACCCCGGAAGGAGTTGCGGCGTAAAGGTAGGACTGCCTGGTGCAATGTTCGCGGGCCACGCGCCGATGTTGGAAGGCGGCACAGGCTGAACCCCAGAGAACGGAAATAGCCCCGCAGTGACCGCCGTAAAGGAGATGGTGTAGCCAAGCCCAACAACGACCGGAGCGCCAGAGTAGAGCTGGATTATGTAAGTCGTGTTGACAATAGGCAGGGGAATGACCGGCGGAGTAACAGGAAGAACTCCAGTAAAGGTGGCCGTGGTGACAACTGCTACCGACAACAAGAAGACGTAATTGGTTTTCTGAGAAGCTCCGTGTCCTGTGGTGAACACGTAATAAATGCTATACCCGATAGCGTTGGCCACAGCATTCCAGTTAAAAGTCACACCAGAGAATGTGGAGCCGGTGGTAAACTGGGCCGTCTGTGCGGCTGTGTTGCCTGAGGTGTAGTTGGCTACGATTGCGAACTGGTAAGTTCCGGCAGCGTTGTTCGCCCCGGCGATGGGAGTGGCCGTGAACCCGGTAACATTGGCCAGAAAAGGCGTGGCCGGGTAGGCTAGTGCGACGTACCAGGGGTATTGGCTGATGTTGAGATTGGCGAAGGCGGATAAGGCGGCGAGAAGCGTCGAGGGGATCTGGCCGATAGAGAGCGAACCGTCAGCAACCTGGAGAGAGCCGCGCTGCGTGAAGAGGAGATTGGAGAGGCGAGTCAAGGCACCGGGAGGCTGTGCCAAAACTCCAGTCGATGCCACAAGTTTTGAAAACTTTTTTTGACTTACGATTTTCGCACTCATGGCAAAATCACGCCCCCAAACATCCCCCCTGCACCCGAAACTGTTTCAACCCCTGTCGCCCCGCCAGCCTGCACCCTCTGCCTCGTCATAACCTGCCTGTTCCCCTTTATCGCGAGACATTTCTGCTCGACTGACTTGAGCAACCCGGCTTGACCCTCTACGTCCTGTTCAGCTCCCTTGAACCGCGACGAGAGGTAATCCTTCAAGGCGTCGATCCAAGCCGGAGGGAGGCCAAGTTGGTTGGCCGCCTGCCCTTGCGTGTAGTGAGTCGGGTAGCGCAGGCCGGTCAGGTAGAGGTTGCATTCGAGCAGCTGGGTTCCCAACGGCCAAGCCGTCGCGAATGTCCCGCCCATGCCGCGCGATACTCCAGTCAACTGATTCGATGCGTTGCCTGAGTAGTAGACCAGTTCGCAGGCAGAAGGATCAGAGGGATAGGGACCGAGGAGGGCCAGTCCGAACCCCAGAACCCATCCTGACGATCCAGACGTATAAGGGATCGAGGTGGCACTGGTCGAGAGCGCACCAGAAAGCGTGCCGTTGCCTGACGTACGCGAAGACTGCGGATAGAACTCAACCTGCTGAATCACCGAGTCTTGGTTGATCACACCCGTTCCTGAGATCCCAACGACATTGGCGTGCCGGAAGACATCAGATTTGTTCCCGGAGGTCATCGGCCAACCGTCGTAGAACTGGTTGTCGATCTTGCGCCAGTTGGAGATCAGTTGGTATTGGGCTTGGCCAGAGGTGCTCGGGATGCCGGTCACGTCGCGAATGCCTTCAGTCAGGCCGGTCAGTACGTCCAGTCCCTCGTTGATCCATCGATAGAGCGCCGCAGCAGAGAGCGCAGTTCCGTCGGTGTCAGGTAACCAGGCCGAGGAGCGAGTAGGGTCGAAGCCTGGCGTGATCGCGCCCTGACCAGCGCCTGTGCCTGAGAGAGTAAACGCTAGCGAGAATGCGCCAACACCTCCGGCAGGGACTGTGTAGGAGGAGTAACGATCTTCCAGGCCGGTGCCGGCAAGAGTGAAGTAAACCCGGATTGCAGTTGCCGTGTAGGAGCAGTTGCCGGCCACGGTAAAGGTGGCTCCGATCGCGCCGGTCGTAAGGACGACCTCAGTTGAGGGGGCGGATTCTCCCCAGGGGGTTAGCTGGGTGACGGTAAACCAGATCGAGAGCGAGCCCGGAGGCGTGGGAGTGACGGTTACAGAGGAAGGAGGGGGGAGAGAGGTAGGTGGATCTGCAGCCATTTCGCGCAGGGCCATCAGAACGTCGCCTACGAGGGACCATTGGGACATGACTACTTCCTTCCTGCGGCGCGCGGAGGAGTGCGCTTGGTAGGTGTACGCGTTGCCTTACGACGCTGGATACGAGCGTCTTCGGCGTCCGCATCTTGGCTCATACGAGCTTGGTCATAGACTTGCCCACCACGGGCGACATCACGCATGTAGTTCTTGTTGTCGTTCCAGTTGTCTGGGGCTTTGGCGTCTGCATAAGCGCTGGACCACGCACGACGTTCACCCGGTGCACCGCGCCATGCATAGTCCTTCGCATTGCGTGTTCCTACGATTTGGTATCCATCACGTTGAGCCAAGGCAGACTCCCTTCTCCCTCAAGAAAAAGTGGCGGGCGGCCCTCGGTCAGTAGGACCCCCCGCCGGATAGTGGGCAGCGGTTAGGCGACAGGAGACAGCAGCGAACGCGGCGAACGCGGCGAGCCGAGACTCGCCGATTCAGTCGAACTATACCAGTGATACCTCTGCGTCGATAGGCACCAGCGAACTCGTGCCTGTGCTCAGCCCGACGTTGAACCAGACCTGCGTGATCGCGACGTCGGTCTTGAACTCACCGGTATAGTCAACGTTGCCGCCGGCCGCAGCTACTGGAATGGTCGCAACAGTCCAGAGGGTGTTGCCGTCGGTAACCTGTACGGCGAGCGAGAGGACTGAGGTCGAAGTCGCGCCGACCAGCCGCAGATGCCACTTGCCGGAGGTTGGGGTCGGGCCACCGGAAAGGTTAAACCCAGTACCGCCGGTAACAGGTGTGGTTGCGGTATTACCGATGATGATCGTGACCGCCGATGTGTTCGAGGTGCCGGAGGTGGCTGACCCATAGTACGACGGCGAGCCGAACCCCGGCATGCACTGTGAAACTGGATTTGCAAAAGGTAGCGCCATGAGAGTTCTCCTTGGGGGAGGGCGGGAAGGAGGTTGAATCTAGGCCGCGCCTAGTCTGCCTCTCCCGCCCGGCTCGTGGTTAAGTGATCGAGGTGATGGCAACGTTCATACGCGGCGAGATGCACGAGAGATTCCAAGTCAGGTACATGCACGACACGAGAACGCGCTGGTTCGAGGGTTTGAGGAACGGATCGACGTTGAAGTAATCCGCCTCGTGGAAAACTGGGAAGATATACTTCGAGTTCAGCAACAGAGCCTGATTGGCGGTTGCGAAGTAATCAGCGACCGTAACCGCGTTGTTGAACAGGAAGTGATTGCGGAAGCCTACCTGCAACGCCTCATCATCCTGCATTCCCTGGCCGAAGCGAATGTTGGAGACGAAGTTGTTCTTGAAGGCCGCGTAGCTGGTGCGATTCATCACGAACAGGTCAGGCTCGTCGTAGCCCCAGGTGACGGACTGGTACGGAGCCTCGGCGATGGTCGAGGAGAGTGCAGTGGAAGAGCCTGAGACGGACGTAGCTGGTAGCCACCACGAGTTCGCCGATAGCGCGCGGTTGATACCGGCGATCGTGTTCGTGGTGGTGACAACCCACGAATTCAGATCGTCCACATCAAGCGAGGTGTTCTGCGGCGAGCTGTGCCAGAGAGCGCGCGAGAGCTTCTGAAGGAAGGAGCCCGAGGCCGTCTGGAACTTGGCGCGGATGATGTCGAGATTGTTCGAGCCGCCGCGGTTCAGGATGATGTCGGTAATCGGAATGACTACCGGCTGACGGTATGGCTTCCACTGTTGGTTCGCCGGCTGCACTGAGTCTACCACCGAGGTGTCGAGAAGCTGGTCGCCGTAGTAGGCGCCGCCCGGCAGTTCCTCTTGGTAGATCTCTGGAAAGATCAGTTCACCAGCTCCGAACCGCTTGCCCTCGCGTGTCAAGGCCCAGAATACCGGAGAGGGTTTGAACACGTTGTCGCCGAGGACGGGGACGATAAATTTCTGGGAGATCGCGTTGACGGTGTTTGAGAGCTGTACCGGCGGCGATGCTAGTCCCAGTCCAACCACGCTATTTGCCATGATGGCTGCTCCTGGTCGAACGAACGGGGGAGGTCGCCGACGGGGTTAAGGGTTGAGGTTTAGGGAGGGGACCGAGGGACAGGCCTGCCTCCTAACGAAACTCGCTACTGCACTGTACCGAGGCCGGCCGAGGAGAGCGCTGACTTGAGCACATCCTCGTCCGACATGGCTGCGGCCATCGCTTCATCAAACGTCTTGACAACCTTGACTGTCTCGCCCTTGGCGTTCTTCCGTTCGTTGAACGGATTGAATTCGCCTTCAGCAACCTTAGCCAAGGAATGGAGTGGATTACGCGATTGAGGAGGAGTCAGGGCGGATAACTTATTATTCTGCTCCAGTTCCTTGGCGAGGCGGGTTTTCTCAGCCTCTCGCCATTCGTTCTGCTCGGCCTTCTTTCGCGCGTCCCAGGTCAGCCGGTCTACTGCTTCGTTGATCTGAAGGAAGCCGTCCTTATCTTTGAGCTGGTGGTCGTGGGCGTACTTGTAAGCGGCCTCGTAGTCCACTGTGACGCCTTTGGGGAGGTCCTTGGTGGCCTGGGCGAATTGTGATTGGTACTGATCGTTCAGGTAGCGCCCGACCGAGGTGTTCACGACACCGGTAACCTTGCCGAGAGAGTCGGTAAAGGTGTTCTTGAGTGAGTCGAACTGAGAGGGAAGGGCGTCGAGCTTGGTGCGAAGTTCGGTCAGGGTCTTGTCACGCTCGGCCAATTCCTGCTTCATCGCCTTGACCACGGGGCCAAGGAGAGGGTCGTTCTCGTCAAGGTTGTATTCGGCAGCGGCGGCACGACGGAGGTCAGCGGTCGCGTGTGTGGCGGCTGTAGCGTCCGTGGCAGTCTGGCGTGTCGTGGGCGGGACGATATTTCCTTTGTCATCCATCCATCCAGCGGCCAGAGCCTGCTGGAACTTGGCTGCAAAGGCAAGTTCGGCGTGGCCGAGTGTGTTCTGGCGCTCTTCGATTTGCCGAGTCAAGGCTGCACGTTCAGCTGCTGGCAGAGCGCGGATCTCGCCGACTTGAACTGTGGACCCGTCTGGCAGGTTCAGCACCATGTCGTCCGGATACTTGCCGTTCTTGAGAATGTCACTAAGGGCCATGGGGGACTGCTCCTTCTGATCTAGATGGCCGAACTATGCGCTCGGCTGTGAAGCCATGTCCATTCCGGTCATACCAGGTTGTCCGGCCGGGTTCGGAATGGCTGCGTTGTTGGCGATCGGACCGGCGGCGGCCGTGGTGGCTGCGGCCTTCTCCGCTTCTTGGATTGCGTTGTCGAGGTACTTTACGACGTTGGCCATATTGCGCGACACGCCGGGCATCGTGAAGACAGCTCGCGTGTAGGTCTGCACGGCAAGGGACTTCTGAGAGGTCAGAGACTTGACCATCGCGTCGGGGTCCGCGCCTTGGAGCTCGGCCAGCTGTTGAGAGAGTTGAAGACCGGCGGGAGTTGTGGGAGGAGAGTCGGGACTGGAACCGCCAGGGCCGCCGGGTCCAGGAGGTCCAGACTGACCGACCATTCCCGGAGGAGGCGGCATAGGTCCGCCAGGGCCAATTGGAGGTCCACCAGGCCCGCCCGCCCCGCCTGCAAGCTTCCCGATCAATTGCCGGGCCATCATCTGCACGAGAGCGGGATTGGAGGTTGCCATTGGATTCCCTCTTGAATCGGTTACGGTTAGGTTGGGCCGAGTCAGGCTTGGTTGACTACGCACTCGCTTGACAACGCGTCTACCAACCCGGCTTCGGCCCGCCTTCAGGGATGAGTCCAAGCGGGTCCTTAGGCTGCGCGATCGGATTGTTGTTCACGTCAGGGCCGGGCTCGTTGCCAACGCGACCGACAGTCAGGGGGGATTTAAGGACCTTCTCATCGAAGGTGTTGCCCATCGCTTCCTTAATCTTTGCCATCTCTGTGCTCCTCGCTGCTTTGGTTGCTAGTTGCTGGTTGCTGGTCAGGCTACTTCCTGCCCACGCTGCTCTTGCCTACGCGGCGCTCGACCTTTCGGGTCATCCTGGCTACCGCGCGTTTGGTTCCTACTTCGGACTTCATCGTTTTCATTGGTTGAACTCCTCAAGTGGGACTTGGGACGGTTGATCAAGGTGTTGCCACGCTGACTTGTCCGTCCCTCCTCCTGTCTTGCGCATCGAACGCTTTCGGCGGGGAGGGGCGAGGCCTAGTCCCCCACCAGTTCCCACCCTTGCCGCCGAACGCAGCACAGAGGACGAATCCACTGACTGCTACTTGCGAGCGG